AAGTTCTGAGTTTTCGTCTTGAACGATTTCTCCATTAGCATCAGTTTCTAGTGAATCTAGTCCATGCACTTCCGCATCCAAGTCTTCTGTATTCCAATCAGTAATAACTTGGTCTAGTTTTTCATCTGTCCAGTTCTTACGGAACTCAAGAATTTCATCACCAGATTTGGTAGTATACTTTAGACGATTACCTTGCTTCACAAGCAAACCTTTTGCTTCAAAGAATTCAAGTAGACCTGAATAAGGTGACATACCTGTTTCGTATGGAATTTCTACTTGTACGCTTTCAAACGGTTTTGAATAACGTGTTTTAACAACTTTACATGCGGCACGGATACCATGCACCTTAGATGTCTTTACACCATTTTCGTCTGTTTTCAACTTCAGTTTACGCATAGCGATAACGATAGATGATGCATAGATAAAGCCTTGACCACCTGAAATCTTATCATCTGGATCAAACATATCTTGTGATGCATACGTATGATTTGTAGCAATCATACCTACATTGAAGTCGCCGAACATGTTTACACAATTGCGAACAAGTGCTGATAGTGCTTTAGGCTTACGACCCATATCACCTTTCATTTCGCCTTTTTCGAACTGATTAACATCTGTTGGTGTCAGCATCATACCCAAACTATCAAGTACAAACAGAACCTTAGGACGATCTTCGTCAGGTGTATCTGTGTACTCTTTGCGATAGTCAGTCATAAAGTCTGAAATAATTTTAGCAACATCATCAATCATAGCTACATTCAATTTCAGTAGTTTATCATCGTCTGTGCTTACGTTCAGCGCATGTAACCAACTTTCATCTAGTGCGTTCTCACTATCGATCAATACAACAAAGATACCTTGATCTTGTGCATTCTTAATAATGTTACCAGATGCAATATATGATTTACCTGCACCGGACTCGCCTGCTAGTACTGTCACTTTACCAAGTGGAATACCTTTATAAAAGTCGTTTGAAATTAACTTGTTTAGACAGTAGTTACCTGTTGAGATCCAAGTATCAGGGTCACGAAAACCAGAACTAACGCCTGGAACTGCTTTTGTGATACTTTTTCTAAATTTACTTACGTCAAATGCTCTTGGCATATTCTACTCCTTTGATATGGAGGGAGACACAAAGTCTCCCTCACTAGTTGTTAATGATTAATCAGATTTACGACTTCTAATCATTTTCAGGATATCAGCGGCATCAGTTCCCTGACCACCACTTGCTGGCGCACTCGCCTCTGCCATTGCTGGTTGAGGTGTTGCTTCTGCTTGTACAGGAGCCGGTGTTTCAGCTGGAGTTGAAGTTTGTGCTACTGGAGCCTCCGCAACCTTCGGTGTTACTGCTGATGCAGTTGGTGCCGATGATGCTGGCTTAGTATTACCTACATCCAATCCATATGGTTTATAGTAAGAACCCCATTTTTCTGGGTCATAAAGATGCCCATCAACTGATGCTTCGAACATTTCCATAATGATACGAACTTCTTCATCACTAGGACGCTTCGGCATAAAATCACCCAAGTCATATAGACCATGAGTTTCAACCGCCTGACGTTCTTCTTCATTTAGAGAACGCTCTTTACGTGCCCAATTTGAAGTTGAATAGTCTGCATACTGACCTTTTTGCGTTTTAGTAAGACGGAAGTCTGTACCTGCATCATAGTCAGTTGGAAGATTTTCCATATCTGGATCCATTAGAGCCGCCTTCAATAGTTTGAAGATTTGTGGCCCAATTACGAATCTACGAATTGGATTTTCTGGAGTTGCTTCGTTCATTGGATCTTGAACAACAAATCCTTGGAAGATGTAAGAACGTTTCTTCCAATACTTACGTCCAATATCTTCCATAGAAGGGTCTTTGAACCAAGGACGAATTTCTGCATGTACGGGACATGTATCACCCCACATTTCAATACAAGGAACTTGTACTGTTACTGGTTTCGATTCGTCACCCCCTTTGACACCTGGAAAAGGCATCTTGATGATTTGTCTCTCACGCCAGAAAAAAGTATTTGAATTGTCTGAATCCGGAAGAAAACGAATAACTGATGTAGAATCAGTGTCCATATTCCAGAAAGGATAGATGGCATCTGTGCCTCTATTTGCGTTGGCATTATCTGCCGATTTGTTATCTTGTGCAAGAAGTTTTGCACGGATTTCTGCTAAAGTAGCCATATTTTATTCTCCTATATTAGCCTGTATTAGTTTGTTTTGTTTTATTAGCCTAAGTGTAAACAGTTT